TAGTGTTAATATAACTACTTGTTCCGTTTCCTGTAAACCCTTCATTTGTTGTAAAAGTAGGACTTAAAATAGCAGTATATTGTGTTAGTCTTTTCCAATCAATTAAAGCAAATTGAGTACTTCCATCAGTAGCGAAGTTTGCAAACGTATCTAATTTACTCCATACTCCAGCGGTTTTTAAACTACTTAATAAAGTGTTTTGTTTTAGTCTTTGTGCAGTACTTGGTAAATTATAACTATTTGTTGTAGCATAATCTAAAATAGCTTTGTATTCTGCCTCGTAAATTGTTAAACTATTAGATGTTGCATTTGCACTACCTACTGAATTAGTTGCGGTTACTCTACAAGACACCACATTTGAAGTATCAGCAGTTACTAAAGTATAAGTAGATGAAGTTGCACCGCTAATATTTAAACCATTACGCAACCATTGATAGGTATAAGTAATAGGCAAACTTCCGCTCCAACTTCCGTTAGTAGTTGTTAATAAACTTCCAACTGTATTAGTACCACTTACAACAGGTAAAATAGTGTTGAATGGTGCAATAGCACCACCCCTTTTCACTCTATTATTATTTATTAAACTATTACCTAATCCTAACATAATTATCCTTTATAAGCAATTACTTTTCCACTTTCTACATCGACATCATAAAATCTACCATATATAATTGTACCAGCAGTTAATGCTAAACTTGTTAAATCTGTATCACCTACAATTTCAGAATCGGGTGTAGGGTATGGTTTTAATTTTGAAGTAATAACCGCATCTGTTAAAACTTGAATAGCTACGAAAGTTTCATTTTCAATTGATGGTTCAGCGTTTAAAACTCTTAAACCAAATTGACCGAAAGAAGCTAACCCTTGATTTGCTCCGTTAAAATAATCTTTGTGTTTCATTTTTTTATAATTTATTATTTAAAATATTTCTAACATATATATCCTCGTCGATAAACTCATTTGTCAAAAACCAACTACCAAAACTTGGTCTATTTGGATTTACAATGTTATCACTACTACAAACCCATTCAGGAAGTCTATTTTTACAAAGCCATTTATACATTCTATCAGCAAACATATCCGCTTTCGCTCTCATTTCGCTTACTAAATTAGATAACATTTTACTATCAATTGCGGTAGTATTAGCGGGAGTAGGTAAAGCAATACCATTGTTACCAATTGTAAAAGCACCTATCTTTAAAAACTCTAAAGCACCTTGTCTAATTAAAAAAGGCTTGATGTAATTTTCGTAAAGTATCAAATAATCACCTTCTAAAGTTTCAGCATCGAACTCATTGCAAATCTTATCGTATAAATCTTCTCCTAACAATTCTTCTAACCTTGTTATTTGAGCATCTATTATACATTGACGCAATCTATCTACATCGATATTACCACCTAATAAGGTGCTTTCTGTTATTTCGTTATCTTTTAATAGTACTATCATTATTCTAATCTAAAATAGTTATTACTTGCTTGTGCTGGTTGTGCTACTAACTTGTCATTTTCTTCCCATTTCGCATCTTTTCTATCTTTTGGATCAAGTGCTAAAATCATTTTACGTGCTTCATTTACAGATAACGAACTATTGTTTCTTCTTAAATAAATTTTACGCATCCAAAAATGTTTGCAATTCACCGAACCTTTGTAAAGCCATAAATTATATGTATCTGCTCCTTTAGGACCGAATCCAGGATTAACAACTTTTGTACTTGCCAAATCAATATCTTCTTTACGATAAACCTTATTAGCTTTTATCATTTTATTGCAAAACTCTCTTTGTCCTTCTGAACTTCCACCATACGAATAACGTATTTTAAAAAGGCTTGTATCTTGTTCACTTTTTACGTTTGGGAATGAACTCGGTACTTTTGCAAGTTTTAATTCTAATTCTCCAAATGTAGGTTCTCCGTTCATTTTTACATCATCAATCAATTCCCATTCGTTATCGTCTATTTCTTCTCCTAAATTAATTAACTCATCAGCTATTAAATCAGTCCCTTCTTTTTTTTTACTTTTTTTTTCAGATAAACAAACGTGCTTTTCTTTTGACATTGTTATTTCACTTGCGGAATTCCCTTGAAATAATGCCTTTGCAACTGCTGGCTCAAATTGTAACATCTGAATTAAGAATGTAATTGCCTGGTCGATAGTTAAAATGCCATCTTTTACCGCTTGCATAATATCTAATGAACTCGCAATTTGTGCTCCGTTGTAACTCGCTTCTTTCTTAATCAAATCTTCACTTACTACATCTGTTGTGACTCCCGTTGTTGTATCTGTTATAACCTCTTGTTCTTCTTCTCTCAAATTAACAAACTCCAAATTACTTAAACCTTTCACGAACTCAATAGCATCTAATATATTTTCTTGAACAGGTTGTATAACGTTTAAATATGTTTCGTTAAAAGCAGTTTCTATTTCGTCAGCATTAGAACTAAAACCCGTACTCTTTGTAATCCCTAAAATAGCACCACTAACAACCTTATGAGCAATACATATTTTGTTTTGAGCCTCTTGCGTTAAGAAGTCATATTGTTTGTGAGCATCTGAAACCTGTAAAGCTGATATTGTAGTTTCACTTTCTTTATTATCGTTAAAACTTAAAAGGAATTTATTAGCATTTGTACTACCTGTTAATTGGTTTCTAATTTGTCGGCTAAATTTGTTTAAATCCTCTTCACTTTCAGGCTTACCTCCATTCACATTTATAACGTGTCCGAATGACAAACCATTTTTTATGTGATTAACGTAGTAATTCGCCAATTCACTTTCTACTTCGCAATATGGTAACGCTGAAATATAAGAAGGATTACCAAAATAAAATTGCCCTACCTGATTTGATTTAATAACAAATACTTGGTTTTCTGTTTTTTTACCAAACCCATAACTTGCTATTTGTTTCGGTGGGTATTTTTGTTGATTATCCCAATCGAATGAAAACCAATAAGATTTTATTTCGCCATCTTCCGCCTTATTAGGTAAAAGTTTGTTCTTTTCAACGTGATAAAGATTCCCTTTTGGAGTTACTTCGAATGATGCCTCGCCAAACAAAACCATATCAAAACAAATCTTTCTTAAATCTGTTTTACTTACAAAATTTTGTTGAATATTTAGACCTAACCCATATGTATAACGTGCATATGAATCAATAATTGCCGAGTTTGTCGGACTTCCGTAATAACTCCCGATAATATCTTTATACATTTGGTTATTATCCCCATTCATAACCCAATCTTTGTTAGGACTTTCTTTGATTTCAGGTCTAATATATTCCTTTGCTAATTTTAAAACTTCTAATTTCATATCGCTTTTGCTTTGCTTCTGTATATTAATGTACTATTGTATGTTATTTCAAGCGTATATGTTCCATTTAAGATAAAATCAAAATCAAATGAAGTTACACTATACCCATCAACTAACTCACATTCTAAACCTGTTAAAACGCTTTTAGTATTTGTTAATTCGTGCCATAATGTTAATGTTACAATAGGCTGAAATTCTCTAAATAAAAATTTTAAGTTATGAGTTTCTTCCGAAGTAATAAAATAGTCCATATATTAATAACGAATTATTTTATTTTTTTTACATAAAAAAAAAGCCTACTAAATTAATAGTAGGCAATTTTACAAAAATGGAAGATAAATTAAACGATTGGAGTTTCTCCAATGTATGAATTTTGAACTGTTGCTAATAAAGCAGTTTTAGCAGTTGAACTTAAGAATGGTGCAAAGTCAGGATCTTCCGCAGTAAATTCGAATGTAAATCCGTTTAAGTCTCCTTTTGCAAGTCCTGTAACCGCACTACCATTTGTTGCTTTTACTGAATTCTTATAACCCATCAATTTGATGTTTCCGTTATAATCTTCAACAAAAATAACTAATCTGTTTCTCATCATTAAAGATAATTCTTCTTGCGTTTCAGGGTCTAAAATTGGTAAATTACCAACTAAAACTTGTGAAACGAATTTAGTACCATTATCCCAATTGATGTTCGGAGTTTCTGTCAATCCTTGCGTATTGCTTGAAAACTCATATTTGAAAGTTTCGTCTAATGTGCCTAAAGATGCTACAACTTGAGCAGTTGCAGTTATTCCATAGTCAGCGTAAAGTCCAATAAAAATATTTTTAACTCCCGCTACCGCACCTAAACAAACTACTTTTTTTCCTTTTGTAATAAAATCACAACTCATATTATATATGTTTTTAAAAAGGCTCGAATTAACGAGCCTTTATGTTAATATTATGCTTCAGGAATTCTGTACCATACAATCTCTGGAGCGTAAACGTAGATTACTCCTACATTGTAAACCATAGTTCCACGAACTTTACCTGTCAATAAACCAATAGCATCTTCGTCAACTACTTGGATTGAATTGTGGTCTTCTAAAGCACCTGTAACAAATCCTAAATTCCCAGTTTCAGCGATTACGATAGTAGCTTCAGGTAAACCTCCAACTTCAACTAATCTATGTTTTCCAAATACTAATTCAGTATTTGCGTTTCCACCTAATCCGTTAGTAGTTCCTTTGTCGATTAAATAGAAGTTATACGCTTGAGCAACATCAGGAGAAACCATAACATTTAAAGTTCTTCTTCTGATTGATGTAGGAATAGCAGCAACTGCTTTTTCTAATTCAGCGATAACATTTGTTTTGTCGATAGCTTCACCATCAACTGTGATAATGTTTGTATCGGCAGCAAATTGAGTTAAGAAACCATCGTACCCATTTGTAGCATCTACACCTTGCCAAATATTGTCATCTGTATAAGATGCTTCATTTGCTAATTTAGAAGCAATGATACCATCTAAAATTTCTTTAGGGAAAACATCGTTAGCAGCACTTGCTCCCATTTCGTCAGCAGTCCAAGTTGCTCTAAAAGTTTCTTTACATAAATCCCAATCATCTTTAAATTTTGTTGGAGTGATTGATTTTTCAGCTAAAGTAATTGAACCCGCTGGAGTGTGTCCGCAAGTATACTCACGTCTTCCATTTGTAGTTTCTAATTTTCTTAAAGAAAGTTTAGAGTTTACGTTTGGATAAATTGTTACTAAATTGTTTTTCAAAGTGTCGGCTTCTTTCCACGCTTTTAGGAAAAGACCACCAGCTACTTTACCATTGTAGTTTGAACCTACTGTTACTGTTGTTGGCATATTAATTTTGTTTTTGTAATTCTAATAAAAATTTCTCTTGCAAGTTTTTAGGCTCTGCAACCTCTGTATGAATTGGAGTAGATTTTGCTAATCTTACTTCTTCTGACTCCTCTACTTCTTTTTTCATTTCAGTTTTAAAGTCCGCTAATTGTGATGCTACTGCTTTTGCAATTTCACCAACATAGGCTTGCATAATTTCGTTTACTTTAGCTTCAACCGAATCATCAGCCATTTCAACTTTTTCTTCTTCTTTTTTGTCTTCTGAAAGTTCTTCAACTTTTTCAGTAAGTTCAGCAACTTTACCATCTGTAACTACTACCATCATTCCGTCGATTTCGTAAGTACCATCAGTAAACGCTTCCGTCATAGCCTCATCAGAAAAAACCATTGTATCAACTGCTAAAGATTCTCCTTCAAAGAAAACCGCTTGCTCATCAATAGTCATAGATTTTCCTAATTTAACTTGTGTTTGATTAAGAGAGGCAAAGCCATCTTTAATCGCTGTTAAAATAGTGTCTAAATTCATATCTGTTTTTAAATTTACATTCTCACTTAACTCAAAAGCACCATCAATAGATACTCCTTTAATTTCTCCACTTTCAATCTTTGCCATTACATCGTCATCATCAACTCTAAAGATAGTAAACCAAGTACCAATAGGTTGATTAAAACCTTTCATTACTGATTTATCGTGTACTTCATCATCTTTTATCCAACTTTCAACAAAAGAAACACCATCTAATTTAAGATTTATGTCGTGTTCTAACGTAGATTCGTTTTGAAAACCATTCTTTTGAAAGTTTTGTTGTGCTAATCTTATCGTTTCCGCTTCAAAAACTATGTTAAAAGCATTGCCGTTATCGTCTAATCGTAGTATTTTTTGGTTAGGAATTAGCACAGGAGTCATAAACAAGCGTTTATCTTTGTCTATTTCAGCTAATTTTACCTCATATTCCTTTGACATTTGTACAAAATACTCCTCAATAGCTGGGTCATTAACCAAACTAATAGCGTAAACACCTTTGTTTTTGTTGGGATTGAATTTTACTACATACGTTTCCATAATTAATTAACGAAAAAAAATACTTATTTTACATATTGTATTTGAAAATTGTTTATATTTGTGCTTTGAGTTTTTTCATAGTTTGAATTTTTTAGTTATTAATCATTAAAGCCACCCTTAACGGATGGCTTTTTTGTTTTAAGGCTATAACCTTATTTTTTATTTTTATTTTAAGGCTATAACCTTAACCTAAACTTGCGTTTTGTACTATATTTCTATCTAAACTTTGAGCAGTTGTCACATTATTAGCCACTACATATGCTTGAATTGGTTGTTGAACTCCTAACGTATTAGCAATTTGATTTACTCCCGCATTACCTACAACGTTGAAACTCGGTGCAGCAGTAGCACCTCCACCACCTCCACCACTTGGAGCGGTAGCACTTCCACCTTTACCACCTGGAGTTTTAACCGATAAAATTTTCTTAACATTCATAAGTCCACCCGCAACTGCAACTCCCGCTGCTATCGACGCTCTAACTGGTGAAGATGGATCACCAGGAATCAATTGAGATGCGTATGCTTGTTGTGCAGCTAAATAAGTTGAAACAGTTGTTGAAGCTACCGCCAATGCTTTTCCCGCTCCCGTTGTTTCTCCTAAAAGGTCAGATGCCATACTTAACGCACTACCTACAACTTCTAAATTTTGCTTTTTAGCTTGTGCTTCTCGTTTGTCTATTTCTGTACGAGCCTTTGAAAATTCTTCTTGTAACTTTGTTCTTTGTTCTTCGCTTAAAAGTTTGTCTTCTATTAATGCGGTTTCTCTTTGTGTTAAAATTTCTCTTTGTTCTTCGAAATTTAAAGCATCAAATTCTTTATTTAACTCAAATTCTTTTAACTTTATTTCTTGGTCTTTTAACTTTTTTTCTTCAAGTTCCTTTGCATCTTTCTCGTTCTTTTCTTTTAACCTATTTCGTTCTATTTCATCATACTTTACGTTTACATCGTTCTTTTCATTCATCATCTGAATTTCAAGTTCGGTAGTATCTTTTCCGTATTTTTTTAGAAGTGCTAATTTAGATGCGTTCTTTTCGTCAATTGCTTTTAGTTCTTTATCACGTTCAGTAAGTACGCTATCATCATTGAATTTAATAGCCTCTTGTTGAATTTTTTTAATTTCTTCAAGGTCTTTTTTCTGTTGGTCTATTAATTCTTGTTTTGCCTTATCACGTTGCTCTTTTCTTGCTTTTGCTATTTCTTTAGCACTTGAAACCTCTGCCGTTTTAACTTCAACTAAATGTCTATCTTGTATATCTTTCTTTTCGTCAAGTGCTTTTCTTACATCTTGATTTTGTTTATTGAATTGCTTAATACTTTCGTTTGCGGTTTCTTGTTGCTTTTTAATAACTTCTTCATCTGCACCCGCAGCTTTTAAACTCGCTAAAGTATTTAAATTCTTTTGATAGGTATTTTCCGCAATTGCTCTTTGTGATTTTTCGTAAGCTATTTTTTCATCAATTAATTTTAACTCTAATTTACGAATAGCCTCGGCACTCATTCCACTTGCTTTTGCCATTGCAAGTTCTTGCTTTTGCTTTTTATCGAATTGCTCCGAGTTTCTTTCAAGTGTTTTAGTCTGACTTTCTAAAGCAAGTCTATTTTTTTCAACCGCAGCAGCATTGTTTTTAGCTGCTTCTGAATTATCCATAAAGTATTTAGTCAAAGCCACACCCGCTGCAATAAGAGCGACAACCGCAGCGATAATTGCCCCGATTGGATTCGCTGCTTGTGCTGCATTCCATAACCATTGCCCAGCAGTAATTGCTTTTTGAACTATTGTAAATTTTTGAGCCTCTGCTGCTAATCTTCTAAACTCTTTACCACTATCTGCAATTACTGACAAACTTTGAGAAAGTGCCATTGCAGATTGAACTTTTAAAAGAGCCTTTTCAGCACCTTCTCCTTCAAGTCCCAAAAGTCCTAAAGATGCTTGATAACCTTGCACCGCATTAGCACCCGCTGCAATAGCATTTGTAGCAACTTGAAATTTCTTACCAGGGTCGTATAAATCAGAAGTTTCTTTTGCCTCTTGAACTTTATCTTTTAAAATAGCTACTTTTTTAGCTGCATTTAAAGCAGCAGCAGAATAATCACCAAACTCTTCTTGAGCCTTGATTAATTCCATTGTCGCTTCTCGAATTTGCATCTTTAAAGATGCCGTAGTTTTATCCGTTTGAGCAACTGCCTTGTTTAAATTGTCAAGACCGCCTAACGCTTTCAGTTCATCAACATCAATTTCTATTACTTTAGTTATCATTTTAAATTAGATTTACGCCATTGATTATATTGTTTTAACTCTTGGAAATTCTCTGGAAATTTATATTTTCCTTTTGCGAAATCAATCGTTTCGCATTCTCCTTTTGGTGCTATTTTCAGCAACTCGATTATTAGTTTAAGCATTTTGTATAATTGGTATTTCTATGTTTATAGTTACTCCTAATTCATCTTCCCATTTTCCTGTAATATATCCTATACGTTGTGAACCAGTTGTATTTTGTGATATATCTACTCGTATCGTTGTATCGTTATAATAGTCAGTATTAATATAATCAATCCACCCATAAAGAGAAGATTGTAACGAAATAACGGGACTTACATTTCGCAATAATAATACTTCAATTGTTTGCTCTCTATTATCAACTTCGTAAAATGGTTCAAAAGCAAATCTGTTTCCAATCGGTACTTCGCCACTACGATAATCAGTTAATAATTCTAAAGTAGTTTCACCACTTGTTAAATCAGTTGTTAGCTTGTTTATGGTGTACTTTTTGTCACGAATAATAATTCTATCATTCAACTTAATATCAATCAATTCAACAGGATTAAAATAGCATTTCACGATAACTAATCTACTTTTAATGTTGAAGATATTACCTAAATAGTTTTCGTAGTGTCTTTTGTAAAGTCCGTTTGATACGTTTGACAAAAACCACGTGCTGATTTCTTCACCCCAATTTAAAGTTAAAATAGTTCCGTTACTATAATCGTTTGAGAATCTTCTATATTGGGTTATATGCTGATGTCCTCCTGTTGTTAAATCAATTCTAATATTAGGAGTTACTGCTTGCGTTCCATTATCATACATCAATAAAGGTTTCGGCAAGTAATTAGATAAATCAGATTTTTTAAAAGTTATCGTTTGAAAATTACTATTTGATTTACGTTCATACATTGCATTTTCAAAAGGTAACTCTACGCTAAAAGTTGAACTTTCTAAACTATCAATTTGCTCGTATGCTAAATCACCATAAGAAAAATTACGAGTTGATAAAAACAAGTCATTAAACTTTGTATTTAATATATTTTCAGAAGTTTGATACTTGAAGTTTATGTTTTTATACATCGAAGTCTTTTTCAAATCAATTTCATCAGTTATAACATTTGCACTTATATCATTGTAACGCCCATCATTGTAATATAATTCTAACGGAATTAACTCGTAAGTTGTTTCATCTTGCGGAATAATTACAAGGTTAAACATTTTAATAAGTCCCGTAATTAAATCAATCAATTTTAAATCAGGTGCATAACCGCCTATGTCGATTGTGCCACCTATTGTTTGACTTGTACCACTTGCAGTATAACTTACTGCACTACTTCCGAAGCCACGTGTATAAGTTAGTAAACTTGTAAAAGACATTCCCGCTTGTCCTTGAATAGCTAAAGTAAATTTGTCGTTTATACTTTGAGTAGTGATAAATTCATTAATAAATATGTCGTTACTATTTCCGATTACACCTACATAGCTTCCGTGTAACGCACCATTTTTATAAACTAATATATCATAAGGTTGTGTGCTTGCAGTTGTAATTTGAAGTCTTACGTTTCTATATCCTGTACCTTGAAAACCTATTTCATCAGTTGTTAAATTTACTTCGGCATTAGTTAACGCTACATTTTTAGTTGTAAAATTCACTTTTAAAGGTGTCAACTTTTGGCTAAAACTTTCAGCGTTTTTAAACAACATCCATAACTTTGTAAATTGTGGATAATCTAAAAACGCACCTGTAAAATTTAAATCGTATTCGGTTGATATTCTCGATAATATTTCAGACAAAGGTATTGCGGGAAATAAACTATTCCATTTTATAGATCCGGTATTAGTTGTAATGTCATTACTTCCGCCTGTATTATAATCGTAAATCCTATCATTCGCAAATAAAGGATATGCTACTCCTAATGTTGGACTTGTAATTCTGCTAATTACTTCCGCACTTGTATAGGTGTGATTTAAAGCACTAAAATCTAAATTAGCAAGTTTATCCTCTTTTAAAATATCTTTTATATTCTTTGCCTTTCCATAGAATACAATACTATAAGCGTCTAACATTCCGTTTTTATACTTAACATCGTTTAACGCAAATGCACCATCTCTAAATGTACGTGTATCTATTTCAATATATCCGTTATATTTTACTCTATGGTCAAAACCTCCATCAATACTACTTTCGTACCAATGCTTAAATATTTCGTTATTAGTAGGACTTGCTGGAATAGTAAAACTTTGAGTAAAATCAGTCTTTGCTTTTGATACATCGGCAATATCTTGAACAGATGAAGTTACTGAAATCTTTTCATCTTCAAATAATTCGATACGTTTCGCTATTCCATCTATGTAAATGTAAAGTGCTACCATTATATTACATCGTTTATTAGTCCAAAATTATATTCAAATTCAACTTCGTAGTTAATATTTTTATCTTTTAAATGCGTCTTAATATCAGCACTTTGAGATTTTACTATTGCTGGTTTATTGTCTAATAAAACAACCTGACTTAATAATAAATCTTGAATTAACTCACTATAATTTTCATCAACCCAACCTGTGTTACATTTTACTTTTTGCTTACCTTGAAAGTTAAACCTTTGTTTTTGTCCTTGTTGTGGGTGATAATCTATTGTTGATGGTAACAGATTGTAATCTTTAGAAGTTACATCTATACCTTGTTGATTCGCTTTAAAGAAAGTAAGGAATTGCCAACCACCAAAACGATTAATAAAACTACAAACTATCGGTGTGTAAATAGGTTCGCATAATTCTTCAGCGTAAAAGAAATCAGATTCTACATTTTCAGTAGCTTGTAAAATTGGGAACTTCCACATTCCACGTTCAGTTACATCAACATAACCATAAGAAGTATCATAGTTTTCAATTTCTAAAAAGAAGTTAACATAATTAGTATTGAAATCCTTAACGTAATTTTTAATATCTAAATTGAACAAAGGCAAAATATCAGCATCTGTGCCCTGATTATAGCCATTTGAATAGTTAGTATATCCATTCAAACAAACATAAGTTTCAGTATCTAAAAGCGTATCATTTGAATATCTTTTAACTTTCATATAACACCAAGTATCAAATTCTTCTTCTAATGGGTCTAATACGTTTATACCTGGTGCAATTGGTTTAATAAACGCTACTGCAAAATTAGATACATTCCAAGCTATATCAGTTTGTGATGGACTTGCTACATTTTTACTTAAAGTATAGTTTGGAGTTGTAGGTTCGGTATCTCCTTTGTTCCATAAAAAAACCTCAATCTTTGCAGAAGTTTGAAAAGGCTCATTAACCTCGATAAAATAGGGACTTCTAATAAATATTTTTTTCATTTCTTAAATGTTGTTTCTTTTAACAATTTCTCTACATCTAAACCATACGCTTCAATCAATTCATCTGGCAATCTTTCAAAACCAACTTCAAATGGTTTACTAAAAAATCTTGTCGGTTTAATTCCTTTTTGCCAAATGCTACGAGTAATTATAAATGCGGTTTGTTCGTAACTTAAAAACTTGCCGTTTTCTTTATTTTTAAATTGGAATCGTCTATCTTTTACCCATTGATTAATTCCTTTTGTCAATCCTCCCTTTTCTCCTGTTCCGCTTCCGAATCTAAAACCGCCTTGCTTAAAAGTATTTAATGAATTACCGCTACTTTTACCTTTTACTCCACTATCTTGGTACGCTCCGTAATCTTCCATTTCGAAGTAAATACCTATACTATTTTTAGAAGTAACAGATTCACCTTTTATGCTATCGTATAACTTACCCTTTACGTTTTTATTCTTACGTGTTAGATTTGCACGTGATTGACTTACAACATATTTTGTAAATTTTGAAAGCACTTTATTTGTTTCCGTTCTATCTAACATAACGTATTAGGAAAATTCAAAGTAATCAAAACAGAATACCCATCTAATCCATTTGCAAAAGCATTATCTATCAGCACAGGACTTGAACTCGTTACAAATGAAATGTTATCGTCATTTTGCAAACGCTCTATTTTGTTTATTACTCTTCTCAAAACATCATATGTCAAACTCCAATTATCCCATCGGTTATCATTTCCGTAGAACTTATTTGTTATCGCTCTTTTGTTAGTATCCCTTTGGTCTATAACAGTTACTTCGAATGTTACATCGTTAGAATTAAAATCGTTTGAATTTATCCTAATATTTGCCATCGGGTATAAATCCTTTTTATTAAAATCTAATTCATCTTCATTTGCTGAAAATATAGTTTTAATTCTATCGTCATCGTTTAGATGTCCCGCTATTAAATTAAGTCCCGCTATAATAATGTTTCGCATTTTCTCTTTTAAAATTTTCTTCTTGTGTCTTATCTTTTAAATAATCGATATGAGTCAAGATTTCGTTAATATTTAATTTTGATACAACTTCTTTAAATCGTAACCTATCTCCTCCAGCGAGTTCGTCAATTGTGACATACCAACCCCATTTTTCTCCAAAAGAGCTACTTCCGAACTCGTTAGATTTTTTAGTGTATATTGAGGGATAGTTGTTAATAAGTCGATTGTTAAATTCGAAAAAAAAACCTTTGCACCTATGTAGGCACTTGCTGGAGCGTTTTGCATTATCTCGGCATACTTATCACTCCCTTTGTATTTTTCAATCGTGTATAGCTTGTTTTTCTCTCTTTTAATCGGTCTATATAAAACTGCCATAGCTTTAAAAATATCTACATTCAAATACATTTCAGCGTCTAAAAATTCAGAGCCTGACATCGTGTCTAAATTCGGTATAAATCCAAACTTTACTCCATCAATTGTAAAATGTTCAATCGGTGGCTTTGAGTTTAATAAGTTTAAAACACTATCGGCAATTTCGTTTATATCGCTCATTGCAAAAGTAACCACCTTTTCAAGCGGTAAACTACAAACGATTGAAACGATAGTCATTTTTAATAACGTGTCGTTATCGATTAGCTTAACCGCTTCCGTAATTTTATGAAGTTGTAAGCAGTTGATTTCATTTAATGATGTTGGTATAGTAACTTCCATATTATTATAACGTATTTATTTGATTTTTTTTTAATTATCCGAACATTAATTTTCCTTTTGACTTACCGAGTCCTATCGTTTCCATTTCGTGGTATCTAAATCCATCGATTGCGTGATTGAAATCGTCAATAGGTTTGTTTAATTTAGCACCAGTTTTTTTGTCTTTATCCCACGAGTATTTTCGTAGTTCTTTAATTAGATTAGTACTTTGATTTGTAACTAAATACTCTTGCTCTTGCATTACCTGGATACCGAAGTTAATACTATCTGCTCCTTTTGTAACTCCAAATGCCCTTACTCCTAACTTTGTCAACTCGGCAATTGATTTCGGCTCTGCACTATCACAATACACAGGCATTTTACTCGGTATCATTTTAGCAATTTGTGAGTTGCTTAATTCTTTCTGATAACAGATTTCGTTTATTATACGTTTGTCATTCCATTTGTAAACCTCAACTATTGCGGTTGGATCATTTGAATATCCAAAGTCAAGACCATAACCAATTAAACGTGCCTCATTTGGTATTGTGTCTATAATTTGCCAATTGTTAAAAATGACTCCCTCTAAATTACCTATTAAACCAAGTCCGTAAACATTATACCAATTCTCCCAATAGCTTGAAGTCTTTGCCTTATCCTTTGCTTTTAAAATAAAATTTAGAGCAGACTCTGGACAAGCCTCGTTATCTAAATAATTAACAATTATAAAATCAACATCATCATCATCTTTTAATTCAGTATGAAACCAAAACTCGTTAACAGGATTCCAATCCAAATAAACACCTTTCTTTGTACGTGAAGCTAATTCAGTATAAGCGTGAAATGTCATATTATTAGCCTCGTTCATATACAAATAGTCACGCCTTGCACCTCTTAATTTTGAGTCATTATCAGCACTAAAAAATTCTATTTGAGAACCATTTGCGAAAGTATATTTAAAATCGGTTGCGTTCCATCGGCTATCAACAAAACGCCCCGTTTCAATCATTATCTTTTTGAAGTCTTTCATTGCACCACGTTTAAGATGTGGTATTGATTCAGCTACAACTGATATTTCAGTAAGTTTTGTTTTAGTAGCTATATCAATTAAAACAGGAAGAACACCAAAGGTTTTTCCCGCTGATGTTCCGCCTTGTATTCCTTTAACAAATTTTGTTAAATTTAATATCTTATTTATAACTGTTGTTCTAACAAACATTACTTATCAGGAAATAGTGGTTGCTCTGTTACAATTGTATTTTCTTGTCTTTCAACTAAATTATTTAATCGTTGTGTTATACTCGGATTGTAGATTCCAGCCATACCACCTTCGATTTGGTCGCTACGGACTTCTTTTCTAATATGCGAACAGATAGTTGAATATTCAGAGTACTTATTATCACTATTAGCAAAATAGTTGCTTAAATCGCTTATAATTCCTTTTTTAAATAACCATACTTCAAAGCCATCAATTGTCAAAGGTCTTTCCTTTGTTCTATAGACCATATCGGCATCTTTACCAACATAGTCTTGAACTTGAATAGGATTGCTTTTAGTTTCTTTTTTATATTCTTCAAAGTATTCTAAAAGTTTTTCAGGTGTTTCTATGTATTTACGTTTTCCCATAATCTTTTTAAATCTTTCATATAGTTATTTTGATAAGTTGCTCCACAACTTTTACAAGGCTCGGTAGTAACATTAAATAATCGCATCCAAATACCCTCACATTTCGCAATATCTTCACCTTTTCCTGATGGGATAGGTAAACCATTATACCAAGAAAAAACATCGTTTAAAAACTCCATATCTTCTTGAGTTGGTTGTTGTGCTTTCTTGAAAGGGAATAGTCTATTTAATTTGCTTTGTCTTTTCTGACAATTATCGCATTGCGGAATTTTTAAAGCATCGGTTACAACTTTGATTGCATCTCCAAGTCCTTGCATATTTTTAGTTTTATACGTTGAAATCGTGTGTATATAGTTCGATAAGGTATTCCTGTTTCTCTTGATAATTTAGAAAGATTTGCACCATCTATCTCTGCTATTATTTCATTTTTATCATTCGTAATCTTTCGACCAAAGTAAGCATAATATAATTGTTTTTCAACGTTTGAGAGTTTATTTAAATTAATTTGTTGTTCTTGATAATCCTCGTTTGATATTTCAAATACGCTAAAGTCATCGATTGGGATTTCCTTTGTGTTTCTGATTTTATCAATGAAAATTGAACGCATTACAATGTAAATATAACCGAAATCTATTTCGTGAAATTGCTTACCTGTTTCGTATAATTTAATGTATGTATCTTGTAAAAGGTCGTCGGAGTTGTTATGGTCAAATTTCTTTGCCATCAATAATAACTCTTTGTGATACTTTACAAGTTCGTTTAACATCTATTCTTTTTTAGAACGACCTCTTTTTTTAATAACTTTCTCAACCTCAACAATTAAATCTAATTGCTCGGGACTTGGTTCTATTATAACTTCTAAAGCACCTTTTAATGCTTTGTTGATTTCTTTGATACGTTCTGATGACGCTTCAAATGTTTGTCCAGGTTTGTATTGCAAACCTGAATCTTTATCTTTAAAAGATATTTGTACTGTTGCTTTCATATTAGTATAACGTAATTTTTGTATTTTTTTCTAAAATAAATCAGGAATAGCCAAACCTGATTTTATAACTTTAAATATATAAGCCATAAGAACGTTGCTATTTTTGTAAATATAATAATTTATTTTAAACTATCACTTTTTCAAAGCTAAAAAAATTATCAACATAATCAATTTCGATATTAAACCCTTCTTGCAAATGTGATTTATCTGTGTAACGATATTCTAAAACCCAATGCCAATGTTCGCTTTTATCAACCCATTTTGATGGTTTGCGAGTTTCTTTTACTACTCCGATAAGTCTGAATTCTCTACCTGTGTCACCAACTTGTAAACGTAAATCGGTATAAATTTCTTTTCCTTTAGGAAGTTTTAAAATCACATTCATAGTCTTGCCATATTTTAACGTTTAAACCTTTTGCTCTCATTTCTTCAATTCTATACTTTTGTATTTGTGATAAAACTCCCTTTGGTTGTTTGACTTCTATAAAAGTAGCTACATTATTTTTATCAACCGCTAATAAATCCATAATACCATTTTTATTAGTACGAATTAATTTAAGAACGAAGTAACCTTCTGCCTCTAACTTCTTTATTATTTTGTGTTGTATCTTTGATTCAAGCATAACATAATTTTGTGTTATTTTTTCGATTTCCGTTTAATTTTGCTGTTAATGTTACTTTATTAATATTATAATATTTAGCAGCTAATACCACACTTTCAAAAATAATATTTGTTTCTAAACATATCACTTTTCTTTTAAATGAATTATTTAATCCTAATTTTACATTATGAATAGCTTGTTCTTTTCTAGTAGCCCACTCTAAATTTTTAAAATAATTATCAGTTTTTATAGCGTTTTTATGATTTACAGTAGGTTTATTTTCTGTATTAGGTATAAAAGCAATTGCTACTAATCTATGTATTTTTTTTATTTTTATTTCTGAATAATTTCTTAACCCTACAACATAATATCCGTTTTTATCTTTCACTTTAGATAGTTGTTTTTTTGTTTTGTTGTTAATAACATTCCCATAATTAGAAACTTCATAATTTTCAAATCCTTCAATTTTTTTCCAAACTCCCATAAAATTAAAAACCACCATATCAAAAGGTCGTCGTCTTTATCAATGGTGGATTTTTATAATGTTGTTAATGTAGCGACGACTCTACAAATACAAATTTACAAAAAATATCTATTACTTTTATTATTTTTAAAAAGTTTTTTTTCTATATTATATTCTTTTTTAAAAATTGAGTTTGTATAATCTAATTTTTTTGTAACTGCATTGTAAATATTTTGTTCTATTCCATTTTTTGAGAATATCCAAAATACATTATTTACAAGCCTATCTTTTGTCGTTAATCTATCTTTACTTTGAAAGTAACTAACTGCACTAAACTGAATGTTAAGCATAATTAAAGCGTCTGCTTTCGCTAAACTAATACCTTCACGCCCTGAAACTATTTGAAGTGCTATCCATTTATCAGTTGTATTAAATTCTTCTAAATCTGTGGTTAGTGTTTCTTTAAACACTAACTTAAGCATTTCCAATTCAGCAACAAAGTTATAAAAAATAGCTATCTTATTATCTTTAAATTTTTCTTTAATAAATAACGCCTTTGAGTTATCTATTATTTGAATTGATCCATCCTCATATTTTATAGTTCCGCTACAAAGTTGGTGTATCTTTTGCTGCAACTTTACTGCGGTATCTGCTACAATTGTTTTACCACTTATTGAAGAAGTTACAACTAAATCCTTTTTTAACTTATCTATAATTTTATAAATTATAGGTTGCATTTCTACTTCTAAAACCATTTCGTTAACGTTGGATGTAAATCCAGCTTCTGCTTGAGTATATGTTAAAATATAATATCTACATAAGTGCCAAAAATCTTTTTTCTTTGCGTCGCTATAATCGTTGACAGTTGCATATCCTAAACGTTTTTGAGTTATGTTTACATATTCATTCGCCCACTTGTAAAAGTTCTTAAAATCATTAAAAGGATGATGATTTGAAAGCGTAAACAAATGATAGAATTGTGAGTAGCTTTCAGGAGTTGGAGTTCCTGAAAGCATTATCATAGGTAAATTCCCGAAGCGTTGTTTAATATCTTTGTAATATTTTGACGGCTTCGGATATGAAGTGTATCCGTGAACCTCATCTATTATAACCACATCAAAATCATTATTAGTGATTGTGTGTAATGATTCACGATTAATAGCAATTAAATCAAAAGTAAATCCAAATTGAATATAATCTGATTCGATACTTGAAATTGCTTTCTTTTTAGTTATAAATAAAACTGATTTTGCGTTTACATTTTGGCACGTTTGCAAAGCTGTTAGCGTTTTACCGCAGCGTACTTCCATAAACAAAGCTACTAACTTTTTACGTTGTAAAATTTCAGATGCTTCATTTGAAATTTTAATTTGATAATCTCTTAATTCCATATTAAAACATTATATCGTTATCATCTTCAATCACCTTTTCTTCTAAATTAGTAAGCATAAACTTTCTAACTCCACCATAAGTTGTATCTTCACGTTTCCATTTCCTATAATCAAAATACATACCTAACCAACGACCAAACCAACTTGCGTTCATATTACGAGGCATTTCTCTTGTTCCATCATTGTAGGCTTGTAATATTTCTTTAGTAGTATAGTAATGATTATTTTTCCATAAAAACTCATTCTCACAAAAATCAAAGAAATCCTCACAAGTGTTGGCAATTACCTTTTTAGTTTTACCTGTTTTTAATTCTGAAAATAGAAGACCGTTAATAAAATATTTTTGAATGTTACAAACCATATAATTAAAAAAAGCATTCCATTCTGAATCATTCCACCCACTAAAAAATAATTTACCAAACTCATCGACTGGTTTATAAGTTTTAGAATAATGTCTATAAAGTTCTATTTCTATTTTACGTGCATCGTGTGAATCTCCAACTCCTGACAAAATATAATTAGAAGTAAAAAGTATCTTTGGACTTCTTGAAAATGGTATTTCAATAGGTTGTAAATTCTTTTTATTTAAAACTAAATTACCTGTAATAATAGAAAATAAACTTTCAAATTTAAAAGAGCGTTCCATATCATCAAAACAAATAATATTATCATCTAAATTAATTGTTTGATAAGGAAATTGTCCTTTGTTGTTAAACTCTTTACCATTCAAAGTAACTAACTTTCTACATTGACCGAGTGCTTTTGATATTAAAGTTTTACCTGTTCTGCCACTTGGATTGTCATTTAAAGTTTCATCATAAAAAACAATTGCTAAACCTTCATCTTGTTTTTTATAATTATTCAAAAGGTATCCAATAGCAGTTTCAACTATTAATTTTCTTCTTTCTTCTTGATTAGAAACATTTAAAATAAACTTTTCAAAATCTGAAGTTTGATTATTTAAAATATAATCGTGTTCAATTATGTTTTTTTCCCATACAAACCCACCAATATTAATATAGTCTATTAATTCAGTTTTATCTTTTGTGATTTTTAAAACTCCATTTTTAAAAAACAAATAAGAATTAAACTCATCATCTCTAATCATTGCTAAATCTTTTGTTGATAGTTGGTTTAAATAACCTTCTGTAAATTTAGCTGTTGACTTTGCAAAGAAATTATAAACGTGCATATCAACTTCAACAACGTGATTTAATACAAAATCTTTTATATTAGTTTCGTTTGTTTCGTTTATAATATTATTGT